CCAGTTTGTGGTGCGGTACTTGCGCCGACCCCAGTTCGTCTCACTCATCATCCGAGCCTACTACCGCTGCGGCCCGGATTTGTGCAACAAAGCCGATTGAACCGATAGAATTCTGCTTTTTGTTACGAGAAAAAGCATGAAGAAGTTTTTGGTAGGGGTAACTTGCGCTGGATTGGCTCTGTCTGGCTGCTCAACAGCATCTAAAGATATTGCGGCGTCCTATGTATCGCCCATGCAATACAACACGTACGATTGCGACCAGATCACGGCAGAAAATGCACGGCTTGCGGGGAAGGTGACTCAGTTGGGCGGGCGCCTGGATGAGGCAGCGTCTAACGACAAGGCGATCACTGGTGTCGGAATCGTTTTGTTCTGGCCAGCCCTCTTCGCCCTCGGCGGAACCAAGCAGCAAGAAGCTGAGTATGCAAAGCTGAAGGGCGAACACGACGCATTGCAGCAAGCCGCCATCCAGAAGAAATGCAATCTTGGCACTCCCACACTGGAAGCCAAGAAACCAGTAGAAGCAACTGTCAGCAAGGTTGCTGAGGCGCAGCCAACGCCAACTGTTACATCACCTGCACCAGCGGAAGCGGCTCCAGCTCCTGAGACGGCCAAGCAGTAACCCATGCTCCCCACCCTCCGCATAGAGAAGATAGACCAAGGCGAGTACCACGGTAGGATCTTGGATGGCCGGGAGCTGCTTGGGGAGGTGTGGCAGCCCACTATTGCTGATGTGATTGGAGAGGCTGCCAGGCACTACCAACCAGCACCAAAGGCGTTCAATGTGTACTACGGGCCTGTGAGTGTAGGCACGACACTACGAGAAGCCATGCTCTATGACGCTGAGACGCTGGCTCAGAGGTTGGTGAGGCTGGAGGTCAATCTAGCCTCTTAAATAAAGAAAGCCCGTGCGACTGGAGTTTCGCAAGGGCTTTCAGGTGAATCATTGGTTTGCACTCAAGGACTCGGCAAAAATGATACAGCCTTCACAAATTGACTGCAAGCCCCAGAAACGCCCTCACCACAAATGGCCTGGAAGAACAAAAATATCTGGAAAGTGCTCTTGAGCTGGCCCAGCTACATCAAGGCGGCGTTTGTGGCCCTGGTGATGCTCTGGGCGGGGCTGTTCTGCGCGCTTAGGCTGGGGTGGTTTTGAGGATGTGCGGTGGATAGCAGGATCTCAGTGACGAACTGTCAAGGCTGGATGACTAGCATCCAACCACAAAAGGAGCCACCATGAGTGGCTCTTTGATGTTCGGTTCATGTTCCTGCTGCAGCCAAAAGTCAAGAAGTCCAGCCTCTGCAATGCGAACTCGCAAATCACAATATGAAAATTTGGCTGTATAGATGCTCAGCCTGTTCAGATTTCCAGTAGTTTGTGCACGCGCTTAAAATTTACTCAGTAAATTCTTTAAAATATTCATTCCAGCTAAGTCCGGTGAAAAGCCATACTTTTTTCACTTATCCACAGACTTGTGTACAAATTTATTCCATCAACTTAACCACATTTTTCTGTGTACGGACTCTGCTATGATTGTGCTCGTGTCTTTGGATGCCTGTTCAGCGCCCAAGATGCAACGAACAAAGAAAAACGGCCATCCATTTCTGGATAGCCGATCACTTTGAGCAAACAAGCGCAGTTGCGTGGATCCCTGACAAGAACCGCTTCTGCTTTCTTATGCAGCCTTGAAGTATACAGGGTTGAGCACTGCCGTGCATCAACTTTTGTGTAAAACAGAGCTGCATGGCAACCTATGCGTTAAGGAAACGCCATGCCAGACCATCAGTACTCCCTAGCCCTGATTTCTCATCAGGTTCAGAACTCTATCGTGGAGCAGCGCGCTTCCGATGGGTACATCAATGCCACCGCAATGTGCAAGGCGGCTGGAAAGAAATTCGGCCATTATCGTGAAAACGATGGCACAGAAGACTTCATGGAGGCGCTGTCAGCGGATGTCGGAATTCCGATATCTAAACTAATTCAAGTACTTAGGGGTGCAAATGTGACCCAAGGAACCTGGATACATCCTCAGGTAGCGATTCATCTGGCCCAGTGGCTATCGCCCCAATTCGCCGTACAAGTATCCAAGTGGGTATTCGACTGGATGAGTGGCAAAGGAGTAGCAACTAAACTCCCCTACCACCTGGAGCGCCACTTGCTCAACCAGAACAAAATTCCACTCGGATCCTTCTCTGTACTGCAGGAAATGACCAACTTTCTGGTTGGGCCAATGGAGGCGAATGGCTACAGGCTGCCAGAGAAGTGTATGCCAGATATCTCGCATGCCAAATTGTTGTGCAAGCACCTGCGCGATGAATACGGCGTAGATACTGATGCCCTGGGGAAATACACGCATACGTTCCCAGATGGCCGTGAAGTGCAAGCCAACTTGTACCCAGTTGAATATCTAGGGGCGTTCCGTCGATTGATGGCAGAGGTGTGGATGCCGCGACATGCTGCAATCTATTTCAAAGCCAGGGATCCTGCTGCGCTACCTGCTCTGGACAAGATTCTGCAACTGAACGCGCCCAAAGAAAAACAGGCCATTCCAGCAAATAAGCCTCGATTTAAGCGCTCAGCGTAAGCTCCTTAGCCACTTTCTCAGCCCGCCTAGCGCGGATTTTTCTCGCACTCTGTAAGTCTATTTGCTGAAGGCTACCACCAGGTGGCTTTTCTTTTGCCTACGTCTTGACCTTGACCCAGAGCAAAGCGCTATCCCCACTCCTGCCCTACCATCACTTTGCCTCTGGGAGCGGAGGCACCCTGTGCTTTAAGTACTTGGCCCGCGCTATGCGGGCCTTTTTTCGCTCCGGTGGAGCAAAGAATCGTAATTGCCTTACACGCAGCTTACAATAGTTGAACAATCAATGATTTATTGTCGATATATTTGACTTATGATTGCTTCGCTTCGAGAGGGAGAGAGAAGAGGCACATCTTCACGAGTCCAAGACTGAGCCCGCATTGAGTGGGTTCCTTTTTTGTCACAACCGCCTAGACGGCAGCGAATTCACCTCTTCAACTTACATTTGCTTTTACAATTGAGGTTGAATTGCATATCATTTGCAACTATCATCCAACTGCTTCAGAGAGGTGAGATGGAGAAGCACATTGGAGAAAACCACGTTATAGCCCGCATGAAGCGGGCTTTTTTTCGCCTATTGGTTGCGCGGAAGTGACAAACAAAAACCCAAGACACATAGCTTCACGCTACTATTGTGTCAGTGATTTTTGCCGAGTTCGTGCTCTCCTCCCTCCCTCTCTCTTGGCTTGCACGACGCCCTAACTTTAGGATCGGCTTTTTCTTGTGACCTTTGCCACCCTAGCGGTGGCATTTTTTTGCCCTGCCTGTACCATCGGGTCATGGATGCAATCGAACAGCTAGAACCAATCACTGCCGCCAAGCGCATGGCAGAGATCCGTGTCGCTTGGCGAATTGCAGGAAGGTTTGACCAAATGGGACACCCCGTATTCGCAGGCCTGTGGCATCCAGACAATGCATATAACCGCTGCATGCTTGAGACTCTCGTAGAAGTGGGCAATGAGGTTTACGGGGCCGGATCGCATTGGCTCGAAGAGCGTGAAGCCTAGATTTCGCTGGCTAACAACACAACCGCCTCTGGGCGGTTTTTTGTTGGATGGCACAAAAATAACTGTACAAATAAACAGTGCTTTGGCACACTTCCACTGTATTCCCAACCAGTACAGGAGTGTGTCATGGAAGCCATCATCAGCGTGCAACTGCAAGACTGCCCATCTAGCATTGAAGCACAACACCAGCGCCAGGCAGAGGCCCGTTTCGAGCGCGAGCTGCGCAAGTCCTTTCCCAATGACGAGGCCCTGAAACGCGCATTCAAGCTGTTCAGCGATGCATCAGAAGGCGGAACCATCTCCAAGGCAGAAGAGAAGGTAGCCGCCACCTGGAAGACCGCCTACGACAAGGCGCGTCAGGCAGGCTTTCGAGACATCGCGGTCGAGGAGGCTTACTTTGAGGTGAAGGTGGGGTAATCCATGTCAACGACTAAGGAGGAAATCTTCGCCCAGATGAGGGCTCCTGATCTTGAGTTGCCGAAAATTCGAGATGTTGGCCTTGCCTATGCGACATGGCTATCAAAGGTCTACGACCTCTTACCCCCTGAGCACCAAAAGAACGCCATTCTGCTGGGTGCTGTCGTCAATGCTCGTAGCTCTCGACTCATGCCAGTACTGAAGATGGAGCAGATCGATGACTGGCTTGAGTACTGCAAGAAGGTGTACGGGAAGCGAGCTACTGCAGCTTAAAGCCCCACCGGACTTCACAACGCCCACCCTCAGTGGTGGGCTTTTTCGTGGGTGTGTTGGTGACGGTCATGAGGGATTGTAGCTAATTTTGGAAATTTATTAGCTACTCCTATTGACAAGACAATTAGCTAGTCCTAATATTCACCCATCGCAGCAACAACCGCGAAACGACCGAAGGGGTAGCGATCCGGCCCCTGAACCGACTCGATGCAAGAGGAAGGTCTAGCTCCAGTGGAGCGCAGCTAGTTGCAGAACGCGATGGGTGTGAAGTGATCGAGCTAGCGCCCTACCTCCTTAAAAGTTTGCGCAGAGAATCGATTGGCTGGGGTGGTCTTGATGCTTCAGCAGGAGGCAGAGCGGTTGCCCGCCCTGCTCCGTACTAGGTCACATCGTCAGTAGGTAGATGACAAAGCAAATTGCAGTGATGCACTTAGCTATGTCGATCTTGACGATCACCTTCACTTGGGTCTTCATGGTTGATACCTTGAAAGCCCTGTGGCCACAGGACGGTTAATCCTGCTGAGTATTTGTAGCGCGCCCTTGCTAGCGCGGCAGCTATGCCTTCCTAGGATGCTTCGCTGCATCGGCCTCGCGGGCTCTTTCATCTTGTCAGCATCACGCGGCCAAGGTTTCCGAGTCGGCGTCACCTTAAGCGCCTTGCGTTGGCGCAGCGGGAGTTCGCAGCTCCCGTAACAAGTATCGCAGATAGACCACCCCACCCAATCAGTTCTCTGGCGCTATCGAAGGATGAACGGCGACTAAGAATCGCCCTGCCCCTGTGCACCCCGGCAGACCAAAAGGGAGCGCTCAAGCCGATGTACTACCGGGAACGCGAGCGCAAGCAAGGGAGCTGGAAAGATGCCAGCCCGCCCCGAGGGTCGCAACTCGGGTGAGAAATCAAGAGGGCTTTCATGTTGAGAGCCCTGCTGATTTCTGGGAGCGAAGACATGGAGCTAATCGAGGCAATTACGTTGTGCGTTGATGAGTCCCGCATCTTGTGTGGAGGCCATGAGGATGGCTGCCCAAGATGTGAAGCCGCAGATATGGTCATAAAGGCGTTTGGCATCGACGACTCGATGCTCACGCCAATCACTGCGGAGCACACACCAGCGGCATCACTGTCCAACTATCGAAAGAAGTTAGAGCCGCACTTGGTGCACCTTATTGCGGGATTGCGACACCATCAAGTCAAAGAAGCGGTGGCACTTTTACTTGATTACATAGACACTAAGAGTCAAACGATGCCAACCTCCACCGGCATGAAATCCAAAGACCAATAAGTCCACCGAGCAATCGGCGCTCCCCTCTGGGCGACATCAGAGGGAAATCACAAGAGCGCGTGCCGAATTTGGTGTCAACGTTTTCGAAGCTTGTCGTAGCTGTCATCACCAATGACAACTGCGGCAGCGCCTTCAAGCTTCATTATTTGGACTGAGTTTTCGCAATCGGCGAGGTTGTGATAGCTCTCCGAACTCACTGAGATCGTCTTGCCGTTCCTGGCATTGAACTTCCACCGCCACTGGCTGGCGTTGTCTTTGTAGATATAGAAATAGGAAACTGACATGACAAACCCCATTCCTCAAGTTGTTCAAGTTTCGAAAACAACATTCTGTGCCCGAACCGATGGACACGTCGAGATATTGAAGGCAGATCAACCTTCGGTGCTTGTCCCGATTGACGACATCCTGAACTTTGCACACCTCATCCAAGAGGTGCGGGAATCAGCCAGCGATGCGCTGCCGCAGGCGGAGCGCTAACCCCCAAGCGCCCTATTCAGGGCGTTTTCAATTTATGCGCACAGGCGCGGAAGGATGAAGATGGAAGCGAAGCACACGCCGGGGCCGTGGGTATGGTCCGACGTTCCGGGAGCAGGAATACAAATCAGAGGCCCTTACCAAGGTGAAACTCGCCTTTTGTTCCAAGACATTTGGCGGAAGTTCCCGGACGCGAAGTGGGATGCAGAAATGAAAAAAAATGCTCAACTTGCTGCCATGGCGCCAGAGATCCTGGAGGCACTGATTGCCCTCCATGCAGTTGCATCTATTGACCGCGATAAGGAGTACAGCGCAGTGACCAATGCGGCCGCGATTATCGCCAAGGCAACCACATAAGCAACCCAAAAGCATCATTTCAGATGATTTGATACTTTGGGTACTCATATCCTCGACAGAGGGCCATCATGAAAGAGCGCGGTAGAGCAAAACTGCAACCGGGCGCGGGAAAAGGTAATCCGAGATACCTCCGCCGACATACGCCAACCGGGTGATCCGCTCTTTTTCTTGATGGTGAAGGCGCAGTTGCGATGCGCGAGTGTCTAGGGAACTGGAAGCGGCCACAGCGGGACACCGCCCACGGCAAAGAAGGTTCCGGCCTTCCATCAAAAACCGGGAAACAGGCAACCCCCAGCCAAACGACGTGTGTATCAACCTTGGCGGGCACACGCGGGGATCGGGCCCACAACACGCGGAAGCAAGCCGGACAAGCAACCGGCCACCATCTTCATTCATAGATGTTGCCAACCCTGGCAAATCTATTCACAAACACTCCCAGGAACCGCCATGACCGATTTGGACTACTGGAAAGAATGCATCAGCATCGCCGCCGACGAATGCGAGCTGGCCCTGACACATGAGCAACTGACCTACCTCGCGGATTCGGTTTCAGGCGGCCATGAGAACTACGGCATGGCGTTCTATTCACCACCTGCCAGCGAACGCATGGATGAAATTGAGCGAGGATGGAAAGCAAAGCTCAAGGCGCTACAAGATGAGCATGATCGTTATGTGAACAACGCCGAAACCGCCATCAAGCAGGCCCTGCACGTTCATCGCGATGACCATGTGACCATCGGCGCCTATGGCGAAGTGCTTCGGCATGCCGGACGCACCGAGCAAATTCAGTAGTCAACCACAAACACACTCCAGCACTACCACGCTGGATTCGCCACCTCCGGGTGGCTTTTTTATGCCTGAAAGGCGCTTATGAGCAAGGTACTTCGAGGCGACCGCAACCAGTGCCAAGGCTGCAAGCGCTTCTTCAACAGCACTGCTGCCTTTGACAAACACCGCACTGGAGAACACGGCAAAGACCGCCGTTGCATGACAGAACAGGAAATGACCGGCAAGGGCATGTTTTTGCATGAAGACGGTTTTTGGCGTGGTTCACGGATGACCAATCAAGTATGGGGAGAAGCCAATGAATGACTTGTCCAACCACTACGCACTGAGCCGTGCTCAGGCCCGATGGGATGGCATGGAGCCTGACTACGACGACAGACCAGACCCAGTATTAGAAGCCAGAGATGAGCGTATCCGAGTTCTTGAGAACAACGTCGAACTGCTGATCTATGAGCTTCGAGAGGCGGCTGAGCGGTTGAACAGGAACTATCCATGTGCTGGGAATCGATTCATCAAGACATGCAACCAGATCGAGGGGATTGAAGATGACGAGTGAGAAGCAGTCCTACCTGGGCGAACAACAGGTGCAAGCACTCAACGAAAAGCACGGGTATTTCGAATACGGCGATGCACAAGGTGATGTGAGCGCGGCATTTGCAAATGAGGCTGTCGCTGCATACCTGCGCGTGAATGAAGAAGCTCAAGCAGTCATGGCTGAGTGCGGCCTGATCCCTCGGGAGCTGCTGGAGGGGTATAGGGAGTTACGGGAGGCGCTGAACTCAGTGCTCCTGCACTTCCCAACAGATGGCGAAATGCAAGACGCATCTTATGCACCGGCGGGCATAGCTTTCGCCTGCGCCGCGTACGACGAGGCCCGCGCCGCCCTCGCCAAACACAAGGAGGTGTGAGATGGAAGAAATCAACACAGGCGGTCCGGCATTCGGCCAGGTTGTCGAATTGCGATGCGTGCGAGTTGACCCATGCGGGGCCGAAGAGTACGAGCCAGCACTGGCACAAGGCGGCATGACCATGCGCGACTACTTTGCCAGCAAAGCACTGCAGGGGATGCTTGCAAACGCTGGTGGCCCAATCCAAGCGAACGGAATTAGTGGATGGGCGCTTGTCAATGCAACACATGATCAGGTCGCAGCAGAAGCTTACGCCTGGGCGAATGCAATGCTCAAAGCCAGGGAGGCCAAATGAAACGCTACTCCATCTCGATCAACGACACCAAGCACGAAGGCCTGTTCGCAGACGACTGGCAAGCCTGGAGCTTCGTCCTCTCCCAAGACGACGGTCAACCAATGAAAGTGAGGGTCAAGCAGCTATGAACTACCCAATGCTCACCATGCCCAACCGCCCTCTTTGCCCACTGCCAGGACAGAAGGCCAACCGCTACACCCCTGCGGTATCAACTGACATCCGCAAGACATTCGACAAGTACCGGCGCCTACAAGCGCTGCAGGAGAAGAAATCATGAATCCAACCTCTTACGCATGGGTTTACAGCCTTATGCATGCAGGATGTGTGTATCCAACAAGGGCTGATGCCGACAGGGCTAGAGCCCAGGCATTTAAAGAACAGATGGCGCTTGAGCTGCAGACGCTTTGTCGCTCGCAGCGTCGCGCGGCCCGCAAAGGAACCCCGAAAGCAGAGGCCAAGCCTTGAGAACCATCTTCCACACCTTTCTCTGGAGCGCCATCACGGCGCTTTCTTTTTGTGCGGCCGCTGTATATGCGGGCGCGATTGTTTAAGGACGCGCTATGCAAACAAGCCCTCGCAAGAAGCAATTGCCCGGCCGCGTAGAAGCGCTGAGCCTGGTGCTCAAACAGGGCGTGAAGAACAGCAGCCCTGCGCTAAAGCAATTGGCTGGGATGTATGTCCGCCACCAACCTTTGCGCCGACCACTGCTCAAAACATTCACCTTCTCCAGCGGAATTGACCGACTGACTTCTGCAGAGCGCGCAGCACTGCCTTTCTAACCAAGCACCCCCAAGGAAACACCATGTCCATAGCGACCATGATTCTCGGCAACTCAGGTAGCGGCAAATCCACCAGCCTGCGCAATCTTGACCCGGCATCCACCCTACTGATCCAGTGCATTAACAAGCCTTTGCCGTTTCGCGCAAGTGACTGGAGGCCTTGCACCAAGGCAACTCCAGAGGGGAATGTTGTTCGCACCGATAAGCCAGACGTGATCTTGAAAGTGCTTCAAGGCAGCACCCAGGACATCGTGGTAATTGATGACTACCAGGCGGTGCTGATCAATGAACTGATCAGTCGAAGTGCTGAGCGCGGCTATGACAAGTTCACTGACATTGCCAAGAATGCATGGGAGGTGTTCCAGGCCGCTGGGCGACTGGCGGATCACCGCCGCGTGTACATCCTCACGCACACGCAGACCGATGAGGCTGGGCAGATCCGCATGAAGACCGTAGGCAAGATGGTGGACAGCATGATCGTGCCAGAAGGCTATTTCACCATCGTTCTGCGCACAGAGGTGATCAACAGCCAGTACCTATTTGCCACCCAGTCCAATGGTCAGGACTGCTGCAAGTCTCCCATGGGCATGTTTGCGGATCAGCACATCCCCAATGATCTAGCCGAGGTGGACAAGCAGATATGCGAGTTCTACGGCCTCACAGCAACCGCCTAACAGGGCGGTTTTTTAATCCCAAGAGCAACCAAGCAAGGAAACACCATGTACAAGATCGACGCAAATGCAGCCCGCGAGGCAGAGAATTTCAGCAGCTTTCTGACCGAAACCGGAAAGTACAAAGGAAAGTTCATTCGAGCCGAGAAGTTGGTCAGTACCAACAAGGGAACACACGGCGTGGGCTTCACTTTCGAGTCCGACTCGAAGCAAACCACTCGCTTTGACATCTGGACAATGAATGCCCAGAACGAGCACCTGATGGGATTCAAGACCATCAATGCAATCATGGCTTGCATGAAGATCAAGGAAGTCACTGTGGCTCAAGGTGAAGTTGAGCGCTTCGACTACGAAACCAAGCAAACCCTCAAGGAATCTGCCGAGGTATTTCCAGAACTGGTAAATCGGCCCATTGGCTTGGTTCTGCAAAAGACCGAGTACGAAAAGATGCGCGATGGTCGCAAGACAGGCGAAACTGGTTGGCGTCTGGAGCTGACAGCTCCATTTGAAGCCGCAACCGAGTTCACTGCTGCCGAGATCATGGATCGCGCCAAGCAACCCAAGAAACTGGCGACTATCATGTCCAACATTGCAGATCGGCCCTTGAGGAATCGACCCGCTCCGCAGTCCAGCCAAGGTAACCATGGCTACAGCGAACCACCCGCAGGCCACCCAGCGAACGGCGGATTTAACTCGCCAGAAGATGACTTGCCATTCTGAGATTGCTCATGTTGCCAGACACGAGCGACACAGAAAAGATGGCGCTGATTGGAAGGCAGACGGTGTTGCGTAAAGCCAAGCGTGAAGCACTGCAAGAGCTACGCGACACCGTTGTTCCAATGCTGAACACGGGCGAAGACTCAAGCAACATCAGGGCTCTATTGCTGCCGATCATTGATCGCGTAGAGGCCTGTAATCGGGCACTGGCAGACCTCAGCTGACCAAAAGAACCCGCGTCCCATCCTTGGCAACTAGCGCATTGCTCTCTCCGACTACGAGCTTGACGCCGTGGAACTCGTGGAAGTCATTG